TCGCCAATCGGAGAGCGGCATGTAGTTGTCGATACCGACGAAATCGATATTGGGATCGGCCCAAAGCGGATCGAGGTGGAAGTAGCGGTCCCCTTCTGGCGTGTCATACCCGAAATATTCCGACCAATCTGCAGCATAGCCAATCTTGCACTCAGCCCCGAGAATTCCACGTACATCAGCCGCCAGAACGCGCATCTGCTGAACAGCGGGAAAACTATTTCCAGGACCACGAATTTGCGTGAGCCCTCGCATTTCAGAGCCGATGCAGAATGCGTCAACACCGCCGGCCAAAGCGCACAGATGCGCATAGTGCAGGATGAAACGGCGCAAACTCCATTCGTCAGGCCCAGTATATGTTACTCGACCAGCCCCAACCTGAAAATCCTGAGCCTGCGCGGCGCCGAAGAATCGCGTCACCTGCTCTTCTGCGGCAATACGCCCATCCGGGCTCCCATCACGCCCGGGCGCGATTGACAGGGTAATTCGGCCCCTCCAGGGTAAAACCGGCTGGTTCGCGCTTCCCGTCCAAGGGTCAGTTCTCGAATTCCCCTCGAGTTGCTCCATCAGAATGAACGGATAAAAGGTGATCGCCTTGCCTCGTTCTTGGGCTGCCCGGATCGCCTCAACGACAGATACATCTGCCGGCGTGCCACCATAAACGGGCTTGCCATCCAGGCGCGGCACCTCCGACGCATTACTTCGGGCGAGACCCGAAACCTGCCAAGGCATATTGATACCATCCACCGTCTTGTCTGTGACTTTTGGTCGGATATCACATTGTCCACAGCGCAGGTCGTTTCCGAACCAAGACACAACCAGCGACATTGCCTCGCAAGCGGGCAACTCAGCATCCAAAGACTCGAGAGCGCGCGCGAAATCGGTCAGGTTGCCTGGCGCGTTCAGGTTTACGATACCGGTCTCACCAGCCAAACCGGCAGCCGCAAGACCTGTGAGCGCCGATGAAGACGCCAGCGATGCAGTGCTCCCGATCCGGCCAATCTGAACAGGCGTGGTTGCCAGCGCATATTCTCCGGTTCCGGGGATCATCGCGACGGCACGCACCCCCGTCACCAGATCAGGCGGCATTTTCTCGACCATCTGACCCTGAGCGGGGCGAACAACTTCGAACGAAAACTGGGGCACCCGGTTCCCAAAAGGCGCTAGCTGCAAGTCTTCGAACACCACATACGCGATGCCGCGATAGGCCGGCGCAAGCTCCGCCCCCTCAATTGCGGCGATCTTGGGATCGGGAAGCTGGTCATCGCCTCCCGTGTAGACACGCATCGTCACCGTCGAAAGATCAAGCTCGATACCGTCAGCCCAAACACGCCCCACCCGCAGGATATTTCCCTCGCAAAGCGCAAGCGCTAGGTTCACGGAATAGCTATAGCTCGTCGTGGTTGGACGCGGCGCGCCCTTGCCTCCACGCTGACGCTGGCGCGTCTCAAGAAAACGCGAGGCCCAGATGACCTGCCCCGAGACCCGCATCCGTCCCCAGATGCTCTGAACGGCAGAGCCTTCATTCGCACTGGTCAGCCGAAAGCGATCCACTCGCCCCGTTTCGACGGAACCCGACCCCGCCCCCAGCAAGCGCTGATCGATCGCACGGCCCAAGGTAGCCCCGACCGCACGTCCGATCACCGCGCCCGAAAGCCCCAGAACTGTGCCGCCAAAGCCGCCACCGATTGCGGCTCCCGCCGCCGAAAGCAAAATCGTCGCCATTCTTCAGGCTCCTTCAGGAAAATCGAAACGCGCCACGATGCGACGCTGCCACGGAAGAGAGAGAGGGCTCTCGACCACTCCGTGACCTGTATAGGCATGGATAAAACTGGCGTTGAGGCCCGTCTCCGCCTGAATTCCGAGATGCTTTGCAACGGATCCGTCGCGCATCCGAAAAAGCAACACCTGCCCCGGTCGATCCGGATGAGCAGCCTTGATCAGATGCCGCTGAGCCCCGGCCCAAAGCTCTTCCTGGCGGGAGGGCTCCGACCAATCGGCAGTATAGGGCGCTATCTGTTCCGGCTCACATCCGTAAAGCGCCCGCCAGACGCCACGTATCAGGCCCAGACAATCACAGCCAGCACCTCGCACCGACGCTTGATGAAGATAGGGCGTGCCCAACCAGTCACGTGCAAGCCGAACGATCCGAGCCGCCCTATCCACGTCGGCGGCGCTCATCGGAACAGGCTCCCACCATCGTTGCTGCCGCTCGCCACCGGATAGGACATCAGCCAGTCCTCGCCGGGGATATGCGGGAAACCCCGAAAGTTCAGGAAATTACTGAACTTCAAACGACAAGTCTCCGCGCGCCGGTCGCACCCGGCTTCAAGTCGTACCAGATCGCCCGGAGACACCTCCGCACCAATCCGTTGCCAAAGCTCAATCTCCCGCGTTCCGGCCTTGCCAATGCGATCATTCTTGATCACACCAACCAATCCACTGGCTTCGCCACTCAGGATGCGCAGGCGTCCCTTGACGAACCATCGCGCATCGAACGCCGCTATATCGTCGAAGACGAAGCGCACGCCATCTTCGACCGCAGCGGCGGGCCCTTCATAGAAATAGCCCGCAGTTAGAGGATCGAAACGACACGACGCGTCGCCCAGAACCGCCGAGCACCTGGGATGATAGATACGCCCATTCTCCGCAGAGAGCGCCTCGGTCAAACCCCGCAACTCAGCCGTGAATGCACCCGCGCCACGGGTTATTTCGCCGAAATGCCCGCGAAACCGAAGCGCGCGTTGTCCGACATCCGACCAGTTGACGATCCATGCGCGGACCTCGGCCCCGTCATATCGACCTGCCAGGATATCAGCCTCACTGATCGCCTCCGAACTCAGCGCCCCAAAACTCTCGGTGTTGTCCACCGCAAGCCCCGTGCTTTGGCTCAGCGCTTTCGCCGTCATCCCGCTTTCTGGCGCAAAGCGGATACCTTCGAATTCAAGCGCACAATCGTGATCCGTGAAACCGAGTACCAGACCATCACGCCGTGCAATCGCCCACGCCCGCGCAACCGTCGAACTCCCCTCGGCCAGATGTGCTTTCAGTTCTTCGGAATAAACCATCAGATGCGCACCTCCACGACAGGCACCTGCGGCAGATCACCAGCCTGAAACGATGCGACCGAAACCTGAATACGATCGGTGTCGAAACGCACAGGCACGTCGAACTCGAACCCAGCCGAGATCCGCGTGCCCTCGGCAGGCGCGTCATAGAAAGTCACGATCCCAGAGCCCAGATCGACATCCCAATGGACTGCCTCTGCCTGATGATCACCCTGCACGCCGACCTTTACCGTGCCCAGAACCGGTTTGGTGATCGGACGGGTGTAGGACACACCGCCGGACACATAGCTCTTGCTCAGCTGAAAGCTGCGCGTTTCACCATCACCGGTGCCGATGATCTGATCCTCGTAGTGGATTTCTTTCGAAGCCGGGCAGGATTTGTAGTCGGCCCAGTCCTTCCAGCGAAACCCGTGCAACTGGCCCTGCCTTGCCTCGAAAAACGCCAGAAGCCGCTCTACGTCGTCAAGCGACCGCAACCCGACGCCCGCATCGTAATGCCGACGCGAATGCGCCCAGGGCGTGTTGCGTTCTTCAAAGCCGTTGGCCAGCGTCACGATCTCCGTGCGACGTTCCGGCCCCCCGACCGAGCCAAAGCTCAGATTGGCGGGAAAACGAATCTCATGAAATGCCATTGCTCTTGCTCCTCAGCGATTACGCTCGCCACGCGCCAGCGCCCGGCTCATCTGCGCCGCGATCTGGCTCTGGCTGCGGGCAAAGCCGGATACGTCCGGCGTGGTGATATTCATCACGACATTGACGGGCCGCCCACCGCCCTGCGCCTGCACGCCCAACCGACCATCCGCACCCCGGGTAAGCGGCATGATCGCCTCCGGGCCGGCCTCCCCCATCAACCCGGTCGCTCCGCGCATCGGAAATGTTGTGGGCGACGAAATCACACCGCCACGCGCGAAGGGCATGACCCGCCCCTGAGCAAAACTCCCGCCATTCGCAAACGGCAAAAGCCCGCTCAGTAACCCGTTGATCCCCGAAGCAACCGCCCCACCCACCGCGGTCTGCACCGGCCGCATGGCTACGTTGTAAACGCTGTCAGCCATACTCTTGGCCACGTCGCGCAACGCATCCGAAAGTTTCATTCCGTCAAACACCAACCCATCAAACGCGCGCCGAAGACCGCGCCCGATCGAGTTGGTCAGCGTGCCGACCTCGCGCCCTGTGAACACCATGCTTTCCCGCATCCGCGAAAGCTCGTCATTGAAGGCCCCCGCCATCGCTTCGGCCCCACCAAGGCTCTTTTCCAGCTCGGCAGCCTGCTGGCTCAGATCGTCAAACCCGTCCACTTCAATCATCCGTCCGTCCTTTCAGAACCGTCATTACCCGCCATGCGCGGCCTATCGGGCCATTGCGCGGCCAATGCGTCTAACCGCGCCCGTGTCAGCGGTGGCTCACCCGCCGTCGTGCCCAGCATCAAAGCCAGTTCCGCCGGCGTCAGCGCCCAGAACTCTGTGGGACGCAGGCCAAGCCCCCGCAGCCCGACCCGCATCAGGCCGGGCCAATCAAGGCCCGCCGCGCTCATGCGCCCCCCGGTACCGTGAAAGCGCGCGCCAGAAGCATCGCCGCGATGCGCGCCGCTTCGACGGGCCCGCCACCGATCTCTACCGTTCGCAGATCGGCACTCGTGCCCGTCCAACCGCCTCCGCGCAGCCCGGCAACCAGCAAAGCCAAGACGTCACGCGTCGAGAAGCGCCCCTGCTCGAACCGTTCGACGAGCGCCAGCAGGCTCTCCTCGCCGAGATCAGCCTCCAGTTCGGCAAGCGCCCCAAGTGTCAGCTTTGCGACATGGCGCGCGCCATCAAGCTTCACCTCAACCTCTCCTGCCAAGGGGTTCACCATGTCAGCCTCAGACCGCTGTGAAGTTCAGCGCACCCGCCGATGCCATCGACATCTCGTAGGTCGCCTCGCCGTTATGGCTGCCGGCATATTCGATCGCCGTAATCATGAACGGCCCCTCGATGATGCCGAAATCGGGGATGATCACCTGAAACTGCGGTACCTCCCCGTCGAAAAAGATCTGGCGCGCCCGCTCGTCGGTCGCCTGATCCTTGAACACACCCGAGCCGGAAATTGCCGCCGATTTGACGCCCGCGCCGCCCAGAAGCTCGCGCCATCCGCCCTGACTCTCGAGCGAAGTCACATCAACCGTCTCCGCGTTGAAGCTGATCCGCGAAGCCCGCAGCCCCGCGATGGTTTCGAATTGCCCGCCCCCGTTGAGATCGAGCTTGATCAGAAGGTCTTTGCCGTTCTGCGCCGCCATGGCTTTTCTCCGTATGTGAATTGATGATGCCCGGCCAAAGTCCGCGCTCCGGCCAAGATGAAATCGCTCAGGCTTCGACCCGTGCGCGGAAGGTCAGATCGATCCGCCGCGCCTCGCCCGTCT